GCGGCAACGACGGGCGCAGGAAACACGGCGCTGGGCAGCGATGCGCTGTTGCTGGTGTCCACGGGAGCGGACAACGTGGCGGTGGGCTACGCGGCGCTGGACGCCTACACCGGCAGCGATGCCGTGGCCGTAGGCCGCTCGGCGCTGGGGGCAAATACCAGCGGCACCGGCAACACTGCGGTGGGCAAGGATGCGGCTCTGCTGGTGGTCACGGGCGCGTACAACGTTGCCATCGGGTGGACTGCGCTAGATGCGGCCACCACCAGCAACAACACGGCGGTGGGCGCGTCGGCACTGGGGGCGCTGACCTCTGGCGCAAACAACGTGGCTCTGGGCTTTCAGGCCGGCGACTCGCTCACGACCGGCAGCAACAACACGGTGATTGGCTACGACGCCGATGTGTCGGCAGTCGGTGTCAGCAACGAAATCACGCTGGGCAACAGCAGCGTGACGTCGTTTCGCATACCAGGTCTGACGCTGACGTTCAGTGTTAAGTACTTCAACCACGGCACGCTAACCGTGGCTACGCTGCCGGCAGCGGCTACTGCCGGCGCAGGCGCACGTGCCTTCGTCACCGACGCCAACGCAACAACGTTTGCCTCCGTGGTTGCCGGCGGCGGGGCAAACGGAGTTCCTGTGTACAGCGACGGTACCAACTGGCGGATTGGGTGAGGTGAATCATGGCACAACAGTGGCTTTCCGCGAGTGACCCGTTCTTTGCGCAATTTAGCGGCACCGTTGACGAGGGCGGCTACGTTTCCGGGCCGTACGACTCGACCGTTGCGGGTCTGCAATCCGTATCAAATTGGCAGGCTATTGCGCCACAGCTTGGTTGGACTGGGCCGACCACCATTCAAGGCTACGACGGAGACGGCTACAACGTCGAATACGTATCGCCCGATTTCCTGCAGTGGATTGAGTCCAAAAAGGCCGAGGGATACGATTTTGTCACTGACGCCAGCAAGATCAACAAGGACACTCAGACGATTGGTCTGCGCACTCCGTCTGGAGAGGTCGTTGGTCAAAAGACGGTGAAAGTCGGCGGCTTCGGCGACTTTTTCAAGGAATTCGTCCTGCCGTCTGTGGGGGCGTACTTCGGTGCCGGGGCACTGGGCAACGCGCTGGCGCCTGTGACGAATGCGCTGACGGGTGGTGTAGCGGCCGGCGGCGGTGCGGGGGCGGCGCTAGCCGGCGGCATCGCTGAGGGCATGGCGCCAGGCGTGATGGCCCCAGCGTCGGCGGCTGAACTTGGTGCGGTCAACGCTCTGACAGGCGCTGGCGGGACGCTTACTGCCGCTGATTTGGCCGACCTGCCAACCAACGTGATGAGCAGCGGCGAGGCCGTTGGCGCTGGGGGCGATATTTTGGCGGGAGGCGCAGAAACCGCCTTTGACCCCGAAATACAAAAACTGCTGCGTCAGAAAGAAATTGCCCAAGCCGGCGGTTCTGCGCTGGGAGGCATAGGCCCCGGCGCAACGTCGCTGCCGGGGATGATGATTTCTGGTTCCGCTGCGGGCGATTTGGTGGACCGCGCCCTCGACCTCATCAAAACCCCCGCAGGCCAAGCCGTGCTGGGCGGAGTCGGCAGCGCAGTCGGCGGCGTGCTGGAGGCCAACGCGGCAGAGCAGGCCGCAGAAACGCAGTCGCAGGCTGCGCAGAACGCGCTTGCCTTGCAGCGGGAGATGTTCGAGTACCAGAAAAGCCTGCTGGAGCCGTACCGCACTGCCGGCACGAAGGCTCTGGAGCGCCTATCTGGCGCGATGGGCCTCGGCGGACCGGGTTCGCAGCAGCAGATGCTGGAGATGGACCCCGGCTACGGGTTCCGTCTGGGCGAGGGCCTGAAAGCGCTGGAGCGCATGCAGGCGTCTCGAGGCAATTTCCTGTCGGGCGGCGCGCTGAAAGCGGGTCAGCGGTTTGCGCAGGATACGGCGTCGCAGGAGTACGGCCGGGCGTTTGGCCGCCTTGCGGATATTGCAGGCATCGGCCGATCTACCGGCACCCAGCTTGGTACTGCCGGGACGCAGTATGCTTCTTCGGCCGGCAACATCATGGGCCAAGAGGCCAACGCGCTGGCGGCGGGGCGCGCTGCCCGTGGTTCAGCGTACAGTAACGCCATCGGCGGGGCGCTGGGCTCGTATCAGAACTATCTGAACCGGCAGCAAGAAGAACGCCTCATCCGAGACATCTTCGGGCGCACCATTGGGGGCTGAAATCATGCAACTTGACGCTCGACTTCCCCTGATGGCGGCCCAGCGCCAGCCGATGCAGTTTGCACCTGAGTCGCAGCTGCAGACGCTGTCGCGGATTGCGCCTGGGATCAATGCGCTGCGGGGGGTGCAGCAGCAGCAGATGGAAACTGCCGAGGCTGTGCGCAAGCAGCAGGCGTACCAGCAGTTTCAGTCTGAGGTCGCCAAGGCGTTTCCAGGCGGCGTGAAAGAACTGGCTCGCGTTTTTATGACGCAGGGCACAACCCCTCAGCACTTTGAAGTCGGCCAAAAGCTGATGCAGACGGCGATGGAGGAAGACGAGCGCCAGAGAATCTTTGGCGGCGGCGGTGCGCCTGCGATGGCCGAGCAGCCTGCCGCCATGCCGGCCGCAGCACCAGAAGCAGTGCCAGAGATGGACTTTGGCGCTGCTGGAGGCGCCCAGCCCGTGAACGCCATGATGGCACAGGCCGCGCCTGCAAAGATGCTGGAGTACGCCGGTAGGCAGTATTCGCCAGATCAGGTCGGGCAGATGCTGCAAAGCAGAAACCCGCAGTTGCAGCAGCTTGGGCGGTCAATTGCGGATGCGAACAAGCCAAAAGCGGATCGAGAATTTGCGCCGTCTGAAATCTCGCGCCTGCAGCAAGAAATTGCTCAGTTGCCGGCAGGCGACCCGCGAAGGGCTCCGCTGGAGCAGCGAATTCAGATGCTGACAACGCGGCCGCCAGCAGCGTCAACCAGCGTGGAAGTGAAGCTGCCGGAACTTGAGAAAAAAGAGCGCCAATCCAAGGGCGAGTTTAACGTCCGATCCTACGAGACAATTTCTCAGGCGGCTAGGCTTGCGGCAAGAACGTTACCAGCCATAGATACTCAATCGAACCTGCTTGACAAGGGCTTCCGCACCGGATTCGGTGCCGATGTGCAGAAAGCCGCAGCATCTGTGTTGTCCGCTCTTGGAGTGCCAGAGGCAAGTCAATACGCGACCGATGCTCAGTCATTTACCGCCGCCCTCAACCAGACGGTTTTGCAGCGCCAGCTTGAACAAAAAGGCGTACAAACTCAAGCGGACGCCGACAGAATTCAGGCAACTGGCGCCCAACTTGGAAACACGGTTGAGGCAAACAAGTTTATTCTGGATGTCGCAAGGGCTCAAGCCAAACGCGACATAGAGCAACGAGCGTTCTGGGATAAATGGTGGAGGGAAAACAAGACCTACGAGGGCGCTGAAGATGCTTGGTATTCCGGAGAAGGCGGCAAGTCATTGTTTGACCGGCCGGAGTTACGCAAATATGTTCGGCAGCCTGCGGCCAATCCGCCTGCGCGCACTCCGCAGACTGGTCGGCCGGCTGGCGTTGGCGCCGACTGGACGCTGAAGCAGGACGCCAAGGGCAATCGAGCGTGGGTTAGCCCTGATGGCAAAAGGTTTGTGGAGGTCAAATAATGGCGTTCGACCTTTCTACTGCCAAGCCGGTTGAGCAGGAGCCCGCCTCGGGTTTTGATCTTGCTACCGCTCGGTCTGCGTCAGAAGTTCCCGGCCCACGACGCCGCGCTTCTACGATGGACATCATCACCAGCGCGCCATATCGCGCTGTTGCTGGCGCGGCGGACATCTTTCTGACGGCGCCGCAAAACGTGGCCAATCTTGCCAAGATGGGATTTGGCACGGCGGCCACCGCGCTTGGCAGGCCCGATCTTGCGCCAGACGTCACCGCGCCTCGGCAGCCCGTTGCAGAGGCATTCAAACGCGCTGGGCTCATCCGCGAACCGCAGGGCGAAACCACTGCAGGCCAGCGAGTGCTTGATGTTGCCCTGCAGGGCGCGACTGGGGCGGTGCTTGGCGGGGCTGGCGGCATTGGTCAAGCCGCAAAGACGCTGCCGCAACTGGCGCGGGCCACAACCGGCATGGCCGCAACTGGGGCCGTTGCCGGCGCGGCGGGTCAAGGCGTCACCGAGGTTACCGGGCAACCGCTGCTGGGGGCCGCAATTTCAATGGCGACGCCGGGAGTTGCCATCAGCGCCGCACAAGCTCGCCAAGCTCGATTGCAGGCAGAGCAGGCGCGGAATGCTGTGCGCGATTTGACGCTTCGACAGGGCCAAGCTGAAGGCTACATTGCAACGCCCGGAAGCATTACGCCATCAACCCAAAACGTGCTGGCGGAACGCCTTGCGGGCAAGACACGAACGCAGCAGGAATTTGCTGTCCGCAACCAAGAGGCGACGGATTTTCTTGCGCGAAGGGCTCTTGGCTTACCGCCAGACGCAAGGCTTGAGCGCAGCACAACGCAGCAGATCCGCAAGGACGAGTTTCAGAAGGGATACGAACCGTTGAACCGGATCGGCACTGTAAAAACCGATCAGGACTTTGACAGCGCCTTGAACAATGTGTTGCAGGCGTACACTGGACCGGGCCGGTCTTTCCCTGGAGCCATTCCGCAGCCCGTTGTTGATCTGGTCAATTCGTATCGCGTGGGGCAGTTCAATTCTGCAGACGCCTTGCAGGCCACCAGAACACTACGAGAGCAAGCCAACGCCAACATTTCTCGCGGCGACAACGCGCTTGGTTTAGCGCAAAGAGCCGTCAGCAATGCGCTGGAAGACCAGATTGAGCGTTCGCTGCAGCAGGCTGGCAATCCGAACGCTCAGGCCATGCTTGAGCAGTTCCGAGCATCTCGGCAGCGCATGGCAATCAGTCACGCGGTAGAAGACGCCATCATCGAAGGCGGTGGCTCCGTCAACGCAAGGCAACTCGCCAACGATCTGCAGACCAGAGGCAAATACTTCAGCGGCGACCTAGACCTGATCGCACGATTTGCCAACATCTCGCGGCCGGTGATGGTGCAACCTGGCACTCAGGGCACGCCTGGATCGCAAACACTGTTTGGCGGCATAGGCGGAGGCCTCGGCGCTGCGGTTGGCTACGCTATGGGCGGGGCGCAAGGCGCAACCCTTGGTGGCGTGGTGGGTGCCATGGCTCCAGCAGCAGTTTCCGCTGGAGCAAGGCGCTACCTCAGAAGCGACTTGGCGCAGCAAAGGGCAATTCCCACCTACGACTCGCCGACTGTCAATGCGTTGGCGGCTCAAAACGAGGCGCTTTTGCGCGCGGCGATGGGCATTCCGACGTTCACAAATCAGCCTGTCAACGCCCTAGCCCCATGACCCCCCGCCCCGCCCGCCACATCATCGCCTGGTTCCTGCGCCGCTTCGGCTTCGCAGGCGTGGCGCTGGCGCCGTGGGGGATTTTTGTGCTGCCCGAGCATCTGGCAAACCAGCGCCTGACTAGGCACGAAATCGCCCACTGGCGGCAATACCAGCGCATGGGCTTGCTGCGATACTACGTCACGTACCTATGGGGTCTGCTGCGCCACGGGTACACCAACCATCCAATGGAAATCGAAGCCCGCGCGGCCGAACATCAGCCATGAGCTTGACGATGCAACAGAAAGCCGACATCGCCGCCGAAGCCGCCAAGGCATCGCCACCAGTTGCCGTTGCCGGCGCGACCATTGCCGGCATGCCGATCAATGACTTGGTGTTGTGGGCGACGCTGATCTACCTGGTGCTGCAGATCGGCTTTCTGCTGTATCGTTGGGGCAAGATGCACTTCCAGCGCGCGCCGGATACCGAATGAGTCTTTTGATTGCACTAGACTACGACGGCACATACACTGCCGATCCGGAGCTATGGAACTCATTTATTGCGTCGGCGCGCAAAAATGGTCACATGGTCAAAATTTTGACCATGAGATTTCCGCATGAAGAAATTGCAAATCCGCCATGCGAAGTGGTTTATACATCGCGGCGCGCAAAAGCAGAATTCATGCCGGCAGACATTTACATTGATGACAAGCCGTTTTTCTTGTTTGCAAACGGGTAGCCATCAATGAAAGCCCGCATCGTCATCGGCGCCCTGACGCTCTCGGCGTCTGCGCTGGTCGGCATTGCCGTCCATGAGGGCTATCGTGGCGAGGCGTACATTCCGGTCAAGGGCGATGTGCCGACCATCGGCTTCGGCACCACTGCCGGCGTAAAACCCGGCGACCGCATCGAGCCCGTGCAGGCTCTGGTGCGCAAGCTGCAGGATGTGCAGCGCTTCGAAGGGGCGCTGAAACAGTGCGTTCGGGTGCCGCTGCATCAGTATGAGTACGACGCCTTTCTGAGCTTGGCGTACAACATCGGGCCGGGGGCGTTCTGCGGCTCGACGCTGGTGCGCCGGCTGAACGCGGGCGATTACGCCGGGGCCTGCGCCGAGATCCTGCGCTGGGATCGCTTCCGTGGTGAGCCTTTGCGCGGTCTGACCCTGCGCCGCCAAGCCGAGAACCGGCAGTGTCTGGGCCAATGATCTACCGCCCCGTCGCCTACGCTCTGGGTGTGGTCTGCATCGGCTTGGTGGCGCTGTCGGGCACGCTGCTGTGGGAGCTGCGCGGCACCGAAACCACGCTGGCCCGAGAGCGCGCAAAACGGGCTCAGGAGCGCGAGAAACTGGTGGCCGAGGCCTTGGCAGCCAGCGAAGCCGCGCGAGCCTTGGAGGCCCGCTGGCGAGCCCAGCACACGGAGGTGCAGACCGATGCCCAGAACCGAATCCGCGCTGCGTCGGCTGACGCTGCCCGTGCTCGCAGTGCTGCTGACAGCCTGCAGCGCCGTGCCGAAGTCATCGCCGCCCAGTGCGCCCATCCCACCCGCGACAGTGCCAGCCCTGCCCCCGGAGGGGCGGCAGCCCAAGACCCCGGAGTTGTGCTCGCCAACCTGCTCCGAGGGGTTGCGCAAGCGGCTGGAGAGCTTGCTGCCGTAGCGGACGCTCGGGGCACTGCCGGCGCGGCCTGCGAGCGGGCCTACGACGCTATAACAGCGCCGCTGCCCCAGCGATAGCGCCCACGATGATGACGGCGAACACGACCTGCCAGATCACGAACCTGGCAGCGTCGGTGATGTCGTCGGCGCCGAGTTCGGTGGCGGCCTCGGCAGCCTCGGGATAGCGACCCTGCTGGTCGCAGCCTGCGGGAATGCTCATAGCTGCGGCCAGAAAAGCAGCGCGCCGGCAGCGGCCAGCACGGCAACGACGATGATGTCGATTGTCAGAGCAACGTCCATAGCAGGGCTCCCAGCGCGATGCACGCGATGATAACCGCAGGCGCTGGCGTGTAGCGCTGGCGCGATTCTGCGATGCTGTGGCCGACAGTGAAAGTACAGTCGGCCAGCGTGCGCGGGGTGGTGAGGTGGCTGGGTTTCATGGCGCTGTTTCCTCAATGAGACGGGCGATGTACCCGCCGTAGTTGGTGTTCGGCTGCTCGCGGTCGAATTCGCGGGCGATCTGGGCGCAGCGTTGGCGTTCGGCCATTGTCTCGGCCTCCAGTCCCTCGTCAATCCCGACGCCAAGGAAGTCCAGCAAATCCTCCGTCGTTTTCCCCTGCCCCGTGGCGTAGCCCAGGCTGCGCATCCAGTGGGCGAGTTTCTTGCGCTCTGCTGCGGCGACAAGGGCGGCGAAGCGCTCAAGTTCTTCGTCCCAATCCTCATATGCGCATGACACATTTGGAACGTCGCAACCGCTGTAAATAGGAGCCAGCCCCGCTTCCCGCGCCATGCGTATGATGTCTTCTTGGGTCATGTCATATTCCTTTTGCCGCTATAGATTTGCACGCCTGTCGGAAGATGTGTGTCGCATACCGTGGTCTCTGCGGCCTTCGCGCACGCCTCGCGTTCAGCGGCGGCAACAAGGGCGGCGAAGCGTTCTAGACCGTAGCTGTCGTAGGTGAAAGTTTCTCGGCCACGGCGGTCTGTTTCAACGTCTCCAGTTTCCCGCGCCATACGGATGATGTCTTCTCGGGTCATGTCCTTGCCCTTTCCGGCCACGATGCGGGCCTGTCGGTCCATTTGATGTCGTTTTGATAACGCGACTTCTGTGCGGCGCTGCCTGCCGCTGTTTGCGCAGAATAGCGGGCAACACAACCACAACTCCACCAAACACCGTTCCACCAGCGGAAGATGTTTGGATCACGCGCTGTACTCGCCGGCCACCAGCCGATGCTAGGCGGCGGGCCTTTGTGCCATGTGGTCATTTCTGTCCTCCTTCCGCCCATGCTATGGCAACGCGGGCTCGTTTGCAGCACAGGTTGCCCTCGTATCCACAAGGCGTTGACTCAGTTGCATCGCAGGATGAGCCATAAAACTTCAACGCCTCCAGCAGTTCCCCGTTCAGGGCGTGCAACCGGCGCAATTCGGCTGCGGCATCGTCGTGATGTGTTTTGCTTGCGGGGTCTGCCTTGATGACATCAGCAAGAAATAGGGCTTTGGGTTGGCTCATTGGTTCTTCTCCTTCAGCGCTTGCTCGACGGCGCGGGCGAATTGCTGTCTACGAAGCTCGCTATCTGTGCCGGTCACCGACATATCCTCAATCTCCTCCTCCGTCAACCCCTGCCACTCGCGGCGGGGTGGGTGGGCGTAGAGTGGATTCCATGCACCCGACTCAGCATTGGCTGGCGGCTTCTTGCGAAAGTACGCACTGTTCAACCATTGCCACGCCACCGGCTCCTGCTCCGTCTCGCGGCGGGGCTGAGCTATCTCCTGCCTGCGCTCCTCAAGGAGCAGGGCAGCATCCAGCCTTGACTGCAGGTTTTGCGCAACGTCCTCCTGCGCCCGCGCTGTTGAGCCCCCGAATATTTCTTCCATCAATTTCAGATTTGCTGCAGCGTTTTGCATTTCTTGAACAGTGGGTCTTATTGGCTCCTCCTGCGCCAGCGCGGCGCGGAGGGCTTGTTTCCGGCGGTCAAGTTCGTAGTGGTCAACCACGCCAGATGGCGGGGCATCTAAAGCCTCCAACGCCTCCAGCGCCTGCTGGGCGGCTTCGCGCAGCGCACTCATACCCCACCTCCTCGGATCGCCCGCTCCTCGAAAACCAGCACATCAGTCAGCCTATACAACACCCGGCCGACGACAGGGTGCCCGATGCGAATATGCGCCGGCAGCCTAGCCGTGGATCGCCAGCGCCGCAGCGTGCGCTGCGAGACGCGCCAGCGCTCGGCTAGCTGCTGCTCGGTCAGCAGCGTGTCACTCGTCGTCATCGGTGCTCTCCTCGGCAAACCACCAGTCCTCGATCTCGGCAGCGATGTCGTGCGCCTTGCCGGCGGCCTCGCCATGCTCCGGGTGGCTGAGCAGCGGAAACGACAGTTCGTAGATCGCCACCAGCAGGCGGTCGATGTGCTCGCGGGCGGTGCGTGCTCTGTCGTCAGCGACGGCGAACATGTCCTGCGCGACCCGCAGGCGGTAGTGCAGCGCCGCCTCGGCCTGCGTCATAACGGGTGCGTTCATACTGTGCCCTCCTCAGCGCGGATCTGGTTGGTGCGACGAGTTGCCGCCTCAATGACTTGCTTTCGTTCTTCGCTCCCCTTTGGTAGCCGGTTGATGTCAATGCGAAGCAACTCTAGGCCCTCCATCGTGCTGGCAAGCTCAATCTGCTCCAGCAGGGCGTTGACGCTTACCGTAGACGCGGGCGGCGGCGGTGCCGCAGGAGGCTTTGGTGGCGGCGGTGCCGCAGGAGGCTTGGGAGTAGCGCGGCGCTCTTGCCTTTCGTCTTTTTTCTCCTCCTCGTGACCGGACTCCAACGGCAGCTTGGCCCATAGCTCGTAAGCAAGGCCGAACGTCATAGCCGCCGCCAAGCAAACGCCTCGACGATGCGTATCCGTCAGGTCGCGCGCCGTGATCTTGTCGCGCTGGATTGCGGCGTTACGCGTATCCATGACGGCTTGCGGGACTGCGGGCGTGACCTGCTCACCATTGCGGAAACAAATCAGCAAATAGCAACCAACAGGCGCCGCGTGCAGCAAGCTGCCATCCGCATTGGGGACCGTTTCTGGCAGCCAGCCTGGCGCATGCTCCCGCAGAAGCTGCAGGGTGCGCGACCAGTTGATGTAGGAAGCCTTGAAATTGCCGGCGCCGATGGTTTCCACCAGATCGTCCGTGGCAACTCCGGCTAGATTGGGAATTTGCACAGTTGTTCTCCGAAATGGGGCGGTTTCCCGCCCCGTGGGTTCAGTCGGTCAGGCCGGCGTTTTCGGCGCTGACGGAAACGACGCCAGCGGTCTCCACCGGGCATCCTGCAGCCATCAGTTCAATGATGTCGTCGTGCGACGCCAGGCGGACCTGAAGCTGAGGCATGCAGTGCCCGAGGGCGCCGGCAGGCGTGTAAGCGCGGACCAGACGGTCTTCTTCTCCGGTCTGGCTGACGACGTAGGTCTTCAGCGTGCGGGTGTAGGCGCGCTTGGTTGCGGTGACGGTTTCGCTCATTTTCTTTGCTCCGCGAGACGCCGCAGCGCCTCGACTTGGTTGCCGACCTGCTGCAGGAAAATCGTGATCCGGGCTTCCAGGTCGGCAATGAAGCTCGGGTCACGTTGGATGCGCTGAACGTGCAGCTGCAGTTCAACGGGCATCCGGGGATCGTAGGAAACGAAATCGCACCACTGGCGGCCGGTGATCCACATCTGGCCCTGCACCTGTGCGCGGTGATCGTCGGGCATGCCGTTCAACAGCGTTTCGATGTGGTTGGCGCTGTTGAACGGGCACTTGATCTCAATGAGCCCGTCCCAGTCCACCAGGCCGTCCGGGCTGCAGCCTGCCAGCAGGGTGTCGTGGGCGATGAAGCCCGTTTCCTCGACACTGATGCCGGTGACGCGCTCGTAGGCTGTGCGTGCTTCGGGTTCGTGATCGCCCCACTGCATGGCTGCGGTGACGAATTTCTGCACACGCTGGCCGGTCAGACGCTCGACCACCAGTTCGGTGACGTAGTCGCGCTGGGCCTGCGCCGGGTCGCCGGATTTCAGCGCGGCGATGGCGTCGCGGAACCGGCTGGCCGTGGCCTTGCCGATGCGGGCGGCGTACCAGTCGGCGTCGCGCTGGGTGGCGGTTTCGAGGATCATTGCCGTTCCTCGTCAACAATCGAAATCTGCGCAACCTTGTCCTCGGCCGCAGGGAACAGCGAAATCTTGACCTCGTTCCCTTCAGAATCGGTCAAGACGATGTGCCGCCAAGTGTGGCCGTTGGCGCTGCTGCGCTTCGTGGCAACCACGCTGACGATGCCGTGAAAACTCATGTTGGTGAACATGTCCGCTCCTCAGATGTCGTCGTAGAACTCAGGCTCGCGGTCGCCCAGCGAAGCCCACAACTGGTCTTCAATTTGCCGCAGCCGGTCGGCGTTGTCCCGCAGGAAACGCGACTGCAGCTCGTAGCGCGCCGCCTCGGCCTGCGCACGGGTGCCGCTGAACACGCACGCCAGAAGCGTGTCCACGCAGACGTCGGACATGTCGTCCTCGCGGACGTTGATCACGTCAAACGCAGCGCCCTCGCGGGCATGCGAGACGCGGGCCAGCCACATCTGCCAGTCTGCTGGGCAGGCCAGCAGGTGGTCGCGGGCTTCGCTGGTCATCGGGGAATCGTCGTCGAGGGGCTGGTTACCCTGCCAGGTGATCGGGTCACCAGGCCCATAGGTCGTGTACATTCGTCGCTCTCCGTTGTCGCGCTCGAATCGGCGCGGACGCATCATGTCACCATATGGCCCACCTTGTCCAGCATTGGACAATCCTGACAATCCTGCAGGGTCATTCTCGGGAGGTTGACTGCGGCAGCGCTGCGGGCTGACACTTGCGGCCCCAACAGGAGGACAGCGTGAACCTCTCAGACAGGCAGCAGGAAATCTTCGATTACATCTGCCAGCGTCAGCCCGTCATGCGCGGGGCGCTTGCGAAGCACTTTCGCATCTCGGTCAACACCGTCGCGTGCCATGTCAACGCGCTGCGGCTCATGGGCCTGATCGAGCCCACCAGTGTGGGCCGCTGGTCAGCCTGGCGCATGGCGACGACTCTGCCGCCCAGTGGGCCGGCGCTGAAAGCGTATGAACGGGCTCCGAGCGTCTGGGCGTATGCGGCGCGGTGCGCGCAGGAGTCGAATCGATGAGAGGCCGCCGCACGCTGCGCGAGATCATGCTCGCCAATCAGGCCAGCATGGACGTCTATGCCGCGATGAGCGGGAAGCCTCGCATTGAGTTTGACATTCCACCAGAACCGAAGAAACGCGCCCCAGCGAAGCCCAGCACGGAGCCGTCAGAAGCCGAGATCCTGCGGGCGATCATGCAGCTGTTGAAGCGGCACCCGCGCGTGGCTCAGTGCTGGCGGCAGAACAGCGGCACCTTTCAGGAGCGCAACCGGGACGGCTCGACGCGGTACATCCGCGCGAACACGCAGAAGGGCATGAGCGACATCATGGGCGTCCTGCGCGACGGTCGCACGCTGGCCATCGAGGTCAAGTCGCGCGTCGGCAAGATGCGCCCCGGACAGGATGAGTTCCTGCAGACGATCCGGCAGGCCGGAGGCGTGGCGGGTGTGTGCCGCAGTGTGGACGATGCCGTCAGGCTGCTGGGGGATGCATGACAACGAAACTCGACTTCTCAGCACTCGCACAGCGCCTGCTTATCTCTGCCGACACTCTCGTGCCCCAGTGGCTTCCTGGCGGCCGACGCCGAGGCCATGAGTGGGTCTGCGGCGACTTGGCCGGCGGCGAGGGCGATAGCTGCTCGGTGAATTTGTTGTCAGGACGCTGGGCCGACTTCGCCACCTCGGACCGGGGCGGCGACCTCATCAGCCTGTACGCCGCGATCCATGAACTGAGCATGGCTGAGGCCTACCGCGAACTCGACGACCAGCCAGCAGCGCCAGCGCGGCCGCCACGACCGCCGAAACCGCAGCGGCAGGTGATCGTGCCGGTGCCGTCAGAATCGGCCGATCACGACTGCCGGCATCCCATATACGGCGACCCGTCGCAGCGCTGGACGTACTTCGACGGCAACGGGGACGTCTTGGGCTACGTGGCGCGCTACGATCCCGAGGGGCAGCGCAAGCAGATCGTCCCGTGGACATTCAGCAGTGACGGCTGGGGCATGGGCCAGTGGCCGGTGCCGAGGCCGTTATACCGACTGCAGGAACTGGAGGCCCGCCCTGAGGATTCGGTGCTCATCACGGAGGGCGAGAAAGCCGCAGACGCTGCCGCAGCCCTGACGGGCTCGCCTTACGTCGCCGTGACCTGGCCCGGGGGCGCGCAGGCTCTCAGCAGAGCGAACTGGCAGACCCTCCGGAACCGGAAAATCCTGCTCTGGCCCGACGCAGATCAGGCCGGCATCGAGGCCATGCAACGCTTGGCGGCGATTCTGCAGCCGCTGGCGGCCGAGGTTAAGGTCATCGACCCCACAGGCCAGCCTGACGCATGGGATTGCGCCGACAGCGGCTGGACCCGGTGGTCCGACGCGCGGGCGTGGATCGCGCCGCGCACGACGCTGTGGCTGCAGGCGCCAGCGCCTGAGCCGGCAGCGCCCACGCCCGCAGAGCAGGCAGTCGCAGCGCGGGACGTCAGCACGCTGGAACCGGCAGAATGGTATGCACGCTGGGCCTACATGGTCCCGGACGACGGGTTCTTCGATCTGGTGGAGCGAACCGAGGTTTCACGCTCGGCGTTCAACGCGCTTTATCGGCGCGTCCGGTGCCATTCAATCCACGCCAGCACCAGCGGCGCGGCACGCAAGATCGAAGCCAGCGTCAGCTATGATGAAAACCGCGCCGCAATGGGCGCCCGCGTCTTGGCTGGCGCGACCTACGCGCCTGGGGCGTCAACGCTGTGCGAGCATCAGGGGCAGGCCTTCGGCAACAAGTGGCGCGACGGCAGGCCCGTGATCACCAGCAGCATCGATCCGCAGCCGTGGCTAGATCACATCGAGAGGCTAATACCCGACGAGGCCGAGCGAAACCACATGCTCGACGCTTTCGCTTTCAAAGTGCAGCGCCCCGGGGTCAAGATCAATCACGCGATCTTGATCGGCGGCGTGCCTGGCGCGGGCAAGGATTCCATGATTGCGCCTTTGCTCTATGCCATCGGCGGCGAAAACAAAACCAATTGCGCATCAGTCGAAACCGCAGAATTACAGGATCAGTGGGGATACTATCTCGAGAACGAGTTGATTATTTTTAATGAACTGCGGCAGTCTGAGGCCGTGGACAGGCGCGCCTTGGAAAACCGACTGAAACCGATCCTTGCAGCGCCGCCGGAACTGCTATCGGTGCAGCGGAAATTTGCGCATCCGATACAGGTGCGGAATCAGGCGCTGGTGCTGGCGTTTTCGAACTACCGCGACGCTATTGCGATACCGTCAGATGACCGCAGATGGTACGTTTTGTGGACAGATGCGCCCAGAATGACCGACGAGGAATCCACGCGCTTGTGGCGGTGGTTCGCCGCAGGCGGGCTGCAGGCCGGTGCGCTGTATCTTCGGCAGCGGGATGTATCGCGCTTCCAGCCTGGGGCTACACCACCGTGGACCGACGCGAAACAGATCATGGTATCCACCAGCCGCAGCGGCGCAGAATCGTGGCTGGTGGATCGCATCGAAAAGCGCATCGAGGAATTCCGCCTAGGCCTGATCAGCGGTCCGTGGCAGCCTCTGGTGGACCGCCTGCAGAATCAGGCGCCGCTGCACATCCGGTTGAACCTGCAGGCCCTGCAGCATGCGCTTGCCGAGGCGCGTTGGCAAGACCTCGGCATGTGCAAATCCCGCGCCAACCAGACCGCGCGCCACTGCTGGGCCTCGCCAGATTGGCGAGGCACGAAGTCAGACGCGCGCGATGCGACCGAGACGCATCTCGGCTCTATGCCGACGCCGATGCGGCGGGTGGTCTGACCGCCTCCGCCGGCTCCGCGCGCCATTCCAGCGCCGCAGCGCCGGGGGCGTGGCGGAATTGCCCGTAGACGGCCAAGATCGCGCATTCCTCGGCGGAATACCATTGCCGCAGGGCGTCGCGGTCATACGCTGCGCCGACGGCCAGCGCCTCGGCGGCGCGCCAGGCGGCAACGGGATCGGCCCCGGTGTCCTGAAAATAACGCTCGGCGGCAGCGATGCCGCGTGCCAGCGCGTCCGGGTTGGGGTTGCAGTAGGTCAGAACGAACATTCTCGATGCTCCGAAAAAAGGCCCCCGGCAGCGATGGGCGCACAATCCGGGGGCGAAGTCGGCACAGGAACCGACAGGAGGAGACAACGGCCCCCGTGAGGAGGCCGCGCGATTATAGGTCAAGCAGGATCGCCAGCAGCAGCGCCAGCAGGATAGCCAACAGCGCCAAAATCATGTCGCACCCGTGGCGGCCCGGATGACGCTTTGCGCATAAGCCAGGTCGTCATCGTCAGCGGCGGGATGCGTCAGGCGCTGCAGGGCGCGGAGCATGGCTGGCGCGGCAACGATAAGCAACGCATTGTTCATGCGCTCCTCTAATGGCAGCCATGCCGGAACGACCGCCAAATATCCGCCCTTTCCGGGCCGACATAAAGGGTCCGCTATGGCGATGCTTTCGCCTCTCTGCGCGGCAAGGTACCAAGGTCCAGGGGTGTGCATCTTCGTTGCTCCTCGCATATCACTGCAAGCGGAATTCAATCGGCACGCCCAACTCTAGCCCGAGTCGGCGCCGGATGAGCCTGTCGCTGAATTTCCATCGCATCTGATCAAAGCTGCGGAAAAAGAAAGACTCTCCGCTCTCATGGTGATGCGCGATCACTTCGCCACGCGCGCAGCGTACGCGCAGGATTACGGGCGTTTCGGTGGTCATCTTCGTTGCTCCTTCAAAACAGAGCCGGCTCGGCATCAGCCGGCGGGATTACGCGGCCCACAGGGCGCGCGCAGGGTGGTTGGCTGGGGTAGTCCAGTAACGCGGGTGGGAAAGGCCACACGGGCCCGCGTAGGGGCTCGGCGGGGGTGTTAGGCGCGGCGGGCTGCATCGAGGCCTGCCAAGAAGGCATACATGCGCCCGAGCAGCTCGCGCGCCGGGATGTGGCCGGTGCTCAGGGGCGACGACTCGCCGCCGCCTTCGGTCACCATGCGGTGCAGCGCGAAGCCGCCGTAGGCGCGCGACAGGTGATAGTTGCCGATCTGCGCGCGCTGGTGGCCGTCAGCGTCAGATGCGTAGGGCTGCATCGGGGAATCGGTTTCGCGGTTGATACGGTCGATCACGGCTTGCAGTTGGTTCAGGGTGACTCGGTTCATCGTCTTCCTCTTTATCTGCGCCACTGTGGCGCATCCTAGAACCCCGCGCGCGGGGCTCGGCGGATGCGTCACCAATTGGTCACTTTCACTTGCCAACGCTCCCACTCTTGTCGGTCATCTTCGCGCGTGACGTAAGCGTCACACGGATACCGATCTAGGCGGGTTACGCGCTGCGCCCAGGCTGCAAAGCGGCGGGCTTCGTGATAAGTCTCAAAACCGTGATAGCTAACGCCCAAGCTGGGCAACATGTTGCGGTGGAATTCCATGGTGTCTCTCCTATATCGTCAGTGTCAGAACCCAAGCGCCACCAGGGCGCCCAGGGCGATGCCGAATGCGACTGCGAACAGGGCGTCGGTCAGAGTCAGGGGGATATCGTGCATCATTCACCCTCCAGCCGCGCTGCGGCATATTCGGCGCTGATCATGTCGGCCATGACCAAGCGGGCTCGATATTCTGTTTCGTCGCGCCAGCCGGCGCCGATGATGCAGGCATCGGCGTCCTGCGGCTGCCCGTAAGCCGGGCAAACGGCCCAACGGGGCGTGTGGCGGTCATCCCGCCAGATGGTCACGCCACTGTCAGCGTGTTCCTCGATCAGGGTCCAGGTGTCGGCCATCTTCGTTCTCCAGTGTGCCCCGGTGCGGGGCGTGGGTAGTGTCGAGAGCTAGGCTGACGCGGGGCTTACGTTAGTAATCCATCGTCTCGCGCTCCTGACGCGCGAGAATCGCGGCTTCGTAGTCCGGGCCTTCGGTCCGGTGCCGCATCGGTTTGTACGTGGTTTCAGCGTGCCACGGGTGCTCTGCAGCATCAGCCCGCAGGGCGTCCTGCGCCGCGCGGGTATAGGCCTTCCAGGCCGGGTGGCCGTGCCAATCCGTAGAACGCAACACAATGAAGCCTGCGGACCGCAGGCCGTCTAGGAGCCAGCGCTCACTAGGCACGAAAGACCAGCCGTTATTTCCCATCATCACGTCGTGAGCAGCGCTCAGGATTGCTGCCGACTGCTCGGGCGTATATATCGTCGTCATCTCATCTACTCCTATCGTCATCGCGCAAACCGCGCGCCATAACCCCGGCTCGCGGGGTTATAACTCGAGGTCTTATACCTGCGCCAATGCTGCGCGAATGCGCTGCGCGCGCATGCTGAGTATCGAGGCGCGTTGCTCCAATTCGGCGATATTCCTCTCCACGGCTTGCGTGGCCGTCTCTCCTTCGTTCATCATGAATTGAACCTCCATGACATCGGTTTCGAGAATCGCATAGCGCGTATCTCCAGTGTGGATACCGCGCAGGCTTGCATTCGTCGTCGTCATCTTCATCACTCCAGGTTACCGGGCCCGTAGGCCCGTGGTTATTCGTCAGCGCCAATACTCGCCAGCCAATCGCGCGCAGCAGTATCGGCGCGCTGCTGCTCTGCTGCAGTAGCAGGCGGGCGCAATATAGCCTGCAGGTGTCCAATGGCAACCCGAGCAGTCGCTCGGGCGGCTTCGGCATACCGCGCATTGCGTTGGGCTTCGGCGCGCCACTCGGCTACGCCCTTCTCCAGCCAATCAATCCTGTCAGCGTCGCTCATTACAGCGCCCTCCAGCTCAGGCTTACCGTGCACTCGCCATCGAGCCCGAAACCCACGGTACGCCAGTGCTCGACCGTCTCAGCAGTGCCGTCAATCCAAAGCTTGCCCTTGCCCAGGAACCGACCCAACAGCGCGCGCTGTTCGTCAGCAGGCATGCGCCCGCTCCAGGTGGCAAGGCACGAGCCCTTGCGTTCCGTCAGGAACAGCGCCAGCGCTGCCGGGGTGTCAGTCTTCGTCATCTCTCTCTCCTATCGGCACCGACCATCGGCGCCACACACGCATCATCGGCGGCCTTCCTGACGCGAAACTTACAGATGCCGTCAGGGAACACTGGGGCTTTCCCTAATCCGAGCCTTTCGGGGCGTGGCACCGAGCGTGGCAGTCTACGTGGCACAACCCGTGGCAGTGGCTCTCCCTATGTGTGGCAATTGTGGCAGTGGAACACTAAACCCTAATAGCCTACTGTCATTCATAGGTATTAAGTGGGCGTGGCATTGCCACAATTGCCACAAACGCCACCGAGGCCTCGTGGCAGCCGTGGCAGTCCATCGGTGCGCCAATCCAGACTACCGTGGCAGCTGCCATTTTTGCCACACTTGCCACGCGTCTAACCGGCGTTACGCCACGCAGCGTCAGCCTACGTTGACACGTTAGTGGTCACTCACTTGCACTCGGGGCTAGGTGTGGGCGCTGCGCTCGCCCTGCCGGCCAGGTGCTGCGCTGCAGCATGGTCAGTGTGCGGAGCGTCAGCGTGCGGATGGTCAGTGTGCGGATGGTCTGAGCTGCGATGATTAGCGTGCGGATGGTGGACCCGAGGATCGTCAGTGTGCGGACGACTAGGCGGGGAGGGCGGGGAGCGGCAGACCCCCCGGCCAGGGCCCGCGCAAGGTGTGAAAGTGTGTGGAGGACCCGCACAAATTTTTCTTTTTTTGGTACCATCGCCAAATGTTCCGCCCCATGTGCGCTCCGCGCATTCACTGCCGAAACCGCGTCAGCGGCCATTGATATGTTCCGCGACCTACCCATTCGCGCCCGCAAGCTAAAGGCCACGCCCGAGATGCTGGAGCGCATATACGATGCCGCCAGGCTGGGTTTGCGCGGAGAATCTCTTGCACTGGCGGCGGGTATGTTGCCGGTTGAGTTGGCGCGACTGAAGATAATGGACCCGATAGCCGAGGTAGCGGAAATGAAAGGCCGCGCCGACAGCGAGATGGAAATGTCCCGCGTGGTATTTGATGCTGCGCAGGCTGGGGATAGTAAGGCGGCGCTGGAGTTTCTCCGTCACAGACACGAGTGGGTGGCGAAGACGAATGTGCAGGTTGACGTGAATACTCAGATCAGCGTGGTGGCCGCGCTGGAGGCTGCGAACGGGCGGTTGCAGCGTGGGCTGGCGGTGGAGGTAGAGGATGCGGTGGAGGTGACGGGAAGCGGCCGCGCTGGTAAGATAGCCGCGCCGCCGTCGCCTGCGGCGCTGCCGGCCAAGGAGCCCGTGTATGCCGAACGCCCTGATTGACGATGACGCGGCTGCTGCCGCTGCCGCGATGAACGCACTGCGGCGAGCCGAGGCTGAGCGTGCTGGCGCGACGCCGATTGAAGTGCAGCGTGAGCGGTACCGGATTTTGCAGCGGTACGCGGAGCCGCAGACGGATGCTGGCGCGATGTACGCCACGCGGTACACGGGGCCGAGGCCGAACAGGCCGGTGGTGAACGGCAAAGCGATGGTGAGCCGGGAAGAACTGGCGGATTTTCAGCGGCTGTTTGGGGCGGATAAGACCCTGCGGGATTTGCTGAACGCGGATCGGATGGGTGTGCCGTCGGTGCCGTCGGCGATGGACCCCCGGGCGCGTGGGATGCAGGGGGCGAACGTGGCGCCGGGAATGCCCGGGATGATCCCCGGTGGTGGCGCGGGGCCGATGGCGCAGGGGCGGATTCCGGGTGAGGTCGAGCGGAATGTGATGAATTCGCTGATGGCGCTGGGACCGATGATGGGCGGGCTGCCGCTGGCTGGGCGTGCCGCGATGGCGATGCGGGGCCGGCAGCCGATGCCGAGGATTGACCCGTATATGCCCGACGCCGCCCCGGTGTTGCTGCGGCAGGCGCCGCGTGCGTTGGTGCGGGACTGACGATATGGCTGACGGTAAGAATTTTTTGGCGCCGCCGTCGGTAAACGCGCTGGCTAGGGCGGCGCTTGATCCGTTGCAGCGCGCGTACGGGGCGTACCAGCAGTATGTGGGGCAACCGTTCCAGCAGGCCGTGCGCGGCGGCGTGCGAGGATATTTTGGCCTGCCGCTGATGTCCGATGCGTCGTCTGTTGGCCGCGAAGCGTACAGGCAAGGCGAGGCGCTGGGATTTGCGCCAGGTGTCGGCGTGCCCGCTGGCGCTGTGCGCGTGGCCGCTGAGGGCGTGCAGGCGTTGCCGTCAATCGCTGGGGATATTGGACGCGTGATTGGCGGGTTGC